AATAAATAAAATATTTTTTAATTTATATTTTAACACAACCAATTTTATAATTTCCTCCAGAAGCAGTATTGTGACCCATAATAAGATTCGCAGTACGATTATTTTTTTCTTCAGAATCCGGAAAATCCTCTGGATGAGAATCTTTAATTTTAATAAGAACATGTCTCAAATAATGCGGAAAAAAAGAATTAATAATATTTATTATATCAATCAATATAATGTACAACAAGTATGAAAAAGATGTATTACAATTTGCGATTTCACTTTTGTCATTTCGGTAAATGACATATGGTGTGGAAGATTCGTAAGCAGAGAACATTACTCCAAGTACTAATATATTAATTATTAATGAACTTATTAATGAATAAAATAATTCAATTTTTTTAAATATAAATATATATATATCGCGTAAAATCCATATTATTTAATTATTATATATTAAATATAATATGGAAAAAACTTCTCGTGGTTCAAATAATCTAGAATCAATATCTGAAGAAATAATAACTCGTGCCGCTGAAAAAGTTACTGAAACTGTGGCAGATCCAAATTATTATACTATATTTGGTTTTGTTTTGTCCAAAACAACTGTTTATTTTATAATTTTTTTCGTAATGTTGTTGGTTTTATATTACATATATAATTCATTCTTTGGGAAAAAACCAGTTGAAAAAGTTACTTCACCAAATGATAAAAATAGCACATCTAATAACAGAAAAAATGACGATGGAACTGATAACGAAAGTAGACATTCGGTAAAATCTGGATCGAAGAAATCAAATTCTCAAAACTCGGATAATTCTGATTCGGAATCACAACAATCAAATAATTCTAAAAATTCAAAAACCTCTGGAACTTCGAAAAAATCAAAAGTATCAAAAAAATCAGTAAGTAAAAATAAATCCTCAAAATCAAATGATGATAATAAAAACAGACAAAAGGAACATAAATAATATTATTGAGTTCTACAACCATCGGGAGCATCGTCCATGTGCATTTCATGAATATTTGGAATGTGTGAAAAATTAAATTTGTTTTTATTTCTTTTTTTCGATTTATTTTTGTCTTTTATGTCACCATCATAACTATCGGTATCTTCGTCTTTCCATTTTCTTTCTCTTTTTTTAATATTTTCCTGATAATCTTCTATTTTTACCATATCAATACTATTTTTACTCGGCAATTTTTGTGGTTTCCCTTCTAAAATACTATAAATTTTTGTCTTTTTGATATTATCTAGTTCCTGATCTATAATATTAATATGTAGATATAAATCACCAAATTTACTTTTGTTATCCAAATCCGGCATTCCATAACCAGGAATTACTAATATTGCGCCATTTTTAATTATTTTATCATATTTCACATATATTTTTTTACCCGAAATATGATCTACTTTTTCATTTAGTCCACAAATTGATGATGATAAAGAAATTTCATAATTCCTAAATAAATCTGCTGGATTAGGTACATTAATTTTTTCTTTAATTACAAACATCCTTTTATAGATAGGATGTGGTAACTCCTTAATGCACATAACCACATTTGATCTTTTTTTCTTTTTGTTTAATTGCATATTTTTGGGAATTTCGTGACCTTGATTTTCAATTGTCACGATAGTCCTGTTGTATGCTCCTGGTTTTACTTCAAATTCCAATTTTATTACTTCCTTAACTATTTTGTTTCCATCACACTTTTTGCATTTTTCTGTTATTAATTCTCCTTTTCCTTTACACGCTTTACAAACATCTCTAAATCTTTGAAACATTCCTGGTCCCAACATATGCATTTTTTCTTTGAATCCAACCCCAAGACACTGCTCACATTTATGTTCGATACTATCACTTGACCCAGTACCATTACAATATTTACAAATATTGGCTCTTTCAATTGTCTCTTTGACAGAAGTACCAAAATATAATTCTTCTAGTGTGAATTCTCTGACGAATTGAATATCCGGAACTGGTTCGTCATCAAAATCATCGTCAATGTTAAATCCAAATATATTTAGATTTCTTAATATTTCATCCATATTTGGAATATCAACTTCACCTCTTTCTAATCCTTCTTCTCCGTATTTATCATATAATTCTCTTTTTTCGGGATCTGATAAAACTTGATATGCTGTTAATATTTCCTTAAATTTTTGTTCAGCTTCTTCTTTATTATTTGTGTGTTTATCTGGATGCCATTTAACTGCTAATTTTTTATAAGCACTTTTAATTTGTTCCATTGAAGCATCACTACTAATATTCAAAATATCATAATAACTCGCTTTAGTATTCATTATATTTATATAATACCTTATATTTATATATTGTTATTTTATCCTTAATGCAAAAATAAGTAATTAATATATAATGATGATATCCACAAGTACAAAATGCTAATAATTACAATATTTTATATAGATAATAAATAAACTTGATGAGATTTTATTATTTTATTAATAATTTTCTAATAATTACATTTTATTTAAATTTGAACAATTTATATGAAATAAAACATAAATAAAAAAAAATAGATACTGGTGGGCCAACTACACGATAAAAATAATCGGCAATAAGCCACATACCAAACATTTACAAGATATTTACAATTAAAAATTAACTAATCTAATTTTTTATTTTTTTTATATCTACAATTTATTACCTTTTGGTCTTTTCTTCCTTGGTGAATACCCCTGTAAAAACATACTTTCTTTTTTTTTTTTGTTTAATTTTAAAAGTCTATTATTATCATTATTATCATTATTTACTTGATAATAAAATTGTTGATCACAATCCTCTTTATTCTCTTCAATACAATATGTTTTGGAATAATTATTCCAATTATACATTTTACTACTAATAACACATTTATCATCTTTATATTTATCATATTTTTTTGGATAATCACTATCGTATCTACTATTATCACTATCACTATCACTATTGATCTCATAATCATGACTATACTTATTATCATCATAACTATATTTATTTTCATCAGAATTTTTAGATAATTGATAAACTGTTAGTAACTTTTCATAAAGATCTTCGACAAAAGAAAGAGTAAACCGATATGCACCACATAATAATTCAATCATTTTTTCTTTATTTGGTTCCTTCGGCATAATATCAATTTCAGGAACTTTAACATCTTTATTTCTATAATAATTTTTAACTAAATCATGTATTTTTTCCGCATTATCAATAATTTTAAAATTCCCTAATTGTTTGTCATATTGTGGATGATCTGGAGAAAGTTCCTTCTTTTTGGCAAGTGATTTTAAAAGGGTTAATACATCAAAATTGGACAATACAAAATATGTAAAAATTACTTCTTCAAATTCATCTTTTTCTAATTTTTCCACTTTTTGATCATCTTTTTTGTCTCTTTTTTTATTAAATGAAATTAATGCAAAATTATAACTTGTTCCCCGTAAAATACAATAATCGAGAAGCTTATCTCTTGTTAAATCTTTTGATTCAATTTTGAATTTTATTTTTTTAGAGTAATTATTTATCACCTTATCAGCCTTTTCACGATAATATTTTAATATGGAATCAATATGAAATTGTCTAAATTCAGCTTTTGATTTCGGATTTTCATAAGTTACTGGTGTTAATATATTATCACAACCAAATAATAATAAATCAGAATCGTTAGTTACTACTCTACTTTCTAAATTATGTTTTTTAATAATATAAGAACATATAACATCTGCTTCATAATCAATAAACATCTGGGTATTTATTCCACACACTTCTGCAATTTTCCTAATACAATCATAATTAATATTACTATTAATAGATTTTCTTTTTAAATTTAAATACTCTTTTATATCTCCATCATTCAATTCACTTAATTCGATATTCTCGATATCTATACATCTACTTCCTGCAATATGTCTTTGTTTTGACCTTTTTTTAAGAGTTGGTATTTTTATGGGAGTTGGTTTTCCATCAAAAACGTATACAACTAATATTCTATTAGTGGAAAAATAGTAAACCAAATCAATAAATGCTAAAATATAAGCATTATCCGCTTCAAATCTAAGAATATCTTCTTTTATTTTTCTCTCTTTCTCTTCTCTTGATAAGAGAAGATTTTTTTTTTTATCATTAACAAATTTGCTTGTATCAAGATATTCACAAGTGTTAATTTGAAAATATCTAGAACAAATATGTTCGTATAATTTGATTGCATAACCTACGCATGATTGATGAGTAATGGATGGTACATCTACTGGAATATAATGTCCCAGTTTTTTTAATACTGGTAATTTTTTTCCCAATATTTTCCTAAGAACTCGATTTCCTACAAACCCCATTTACATACAGAATAAAAATTCTTACAAGAAACTTTTTCAAAAGAATCATCTTACTATTATTAAATTCAATTTTTTTAAATACAAAAATATATGGAAAAAATGAAAATTAATTAGCTTAATTCAATAAGTTAATATTCATAAATAAAAAATAATATTATTAATATATGTTGAATATAACAAATGTATTTCATAATTTAATACTTGATTACAAAGAAAATATTCCTATTTTTAAACCAGAAAATGATTTTGGCTATATCGAATATAAATTGAGATTGGATAAATTTGATGACAAAAAAATTAAAAAAATGATGTCACAATTAAAATTTAGATTAAATGAAGGTTATGATATCTTGGGAAAACATGTTGCATATTATTTAATTGGTGTTGAAGATAAAGGATTAGTCGGTTATATTGATGAAGAAATTTTAAATATATCAATAAATATTCTGAAAGAAGTTGTAAAAAATTCACATGCTGAAATATCCAATATTAAAAAAATTAAATATAACAATTCACATATCGCATTATTACAAATTAGAAAATATTCAGAAAACATTTATATAAAAGAATTTAGGACTGTTTTTTTAGGTGCATCAAATCATGGAAAAACAACTTGTATAAGTCAACTAACTTATAATATGAAAGATAATGGTAATGGTAGTAGTAGATTGTGTATTTTTAAACATACTCATGAACAATTATCGGGTCTAACATCAAGTATTAAACATGATATTATTGGTATCAAAATGAATGAAAACATAATTATTAATTACAAATCTCAATTTTATAGTACTTGGAATAAAATTGTCCAAAATTCCGACTATGTTATTAGTTTATTTGATTTACCAGGATCAAGTAAATATAACAAAACAACAATATTTGGTTTGTTAGCATTAAAACCACATTTAAATATTATTGTTATTGGTATACCAGAATGTTTAACTTTAGATACAATACCTGAGGAAACAATAAAAGCCTTCGAATACTCAATAAATTCAAAGACTAATTTCTTTGTTATTTTTACCAAAAAAGATAACAATTTATTTAATCAAGATAAAATTATTAATGCAATTTCAAAAGTAAATAATTATCTTAAAAATCATAATATCCAACTTATTGAATATAATATTTATAATGAATTTAAAAAAGATAAAAAATACTATATTATAGTCTCAAATATATCTGGTGAAAATTATGACAAAATAACCAATTTATTAACTGACATATCATCTCTAGAACTAAATCATTTTAAAAATTACACTGAAGAAAATACGGATAATGAAGATTTGGATATTGATTTTTTAATTAATGATTTTTTTTATATAAGAGAAACAGGTTACATAGTTTCTGGTATACAATTATTAAATAAAATTAGATTGGGCGATAAATTATATTTGGGGCCATACAATGGAACATTTTATCCAATAACAATTAACTCAATTAGAAAAAAACAAATTGAAGTCAAAACACTATATGAAGCTGAATCTGGTTCTTTGGAAATTAAACTCGATCATGATATCAATATCGATAAACATATGAATATATTATCCCAATCAATAATAAAAAAAATAGATCTTG